TCGACATCATTGCAGAACTATACAAACGAGGATACAGCCTGCGAAAAATAACAGAAGAGGTGAAACGACGACTCAACATTCCGAAGCTCGCCGTATCGACTACATACAACGACGTGCAGACGCTGCTCAAAGAGTGGAGAGAAAGCCGGATCGAAAACATCGACCAAGCACTGCAACTCGAACTCGAACGCATCGACGACACCACGGCCGAACTCTGGGAACAGTGGGACAAGTCGAAAGAAGAAGCACAAAAGACCACCACCACACGAAGCGGGCGAATCAAAGGAAAAGGGAACGCAGGCATCGAAACCGACGCCGTTTCAGAAAGCCGAACCAACGTCGGAGGACTCGGAAACCCTGCCTACATCGCCGAAATTCGACAGCAGCTCATCGAACGTCGAAAACTCCTCGGCTTGTACGCCCCCGAAGCGCGACAAGTCAAAGGCGAAGTCACCGTGCACCGTCCACCGTGCGAAATGAGCACCGAGGAACTCGAAGCCGAAATCGCCGCACTCAAACTCGAGCGATAAAATGAATGAAGAAAGACTACACGAACTCGAGCGCGAAGTCCTGCGGCGAAAGGCTGTGCAGTCTTTTCCCCATTTCCTCGACTACACCGATCCGAACTACTCGCGACAATGGTTTCACACGCTCATTGCCGAGAAATGCCAAGACCTCCTGCTCGGAAGACTCGCGACCGACCGCCTTATGGTGTTCGTCCCACCGCAGCACGGGAAAGCGCTCGAAGAGCACACCCCCGTTCTTACTACAAAAGGCTGGAAGACGCACGGCTCTTTACAGTCGGGGGACTATGTTTTCGGTGCGGACGGCCATCCACGTCGTGTGCTCGCTAATTCGGGAACATACCTTTGGCCGTGCCAACGCATCGAGTTTGCCGGTGGTGTGTCTTTGCTCGCCGCCCCGCAGCACGAATGGCAGATCTACTCCGACCATGACGACCACAAGGGGAGAGTCCTCGAACGGGTGGAAACTCAACAGATTTTCGTTCGAAGACATAGGAGGAAACCTTACATTCCGGCCGACGCTGTTTTGCAGAACGCAGAGACAGTACTCCCCTTTGACCCTTATATTCTCGGGTTGTGGCTCGGAGACGGCATCAAGAAACAAGGCACAATCGTTTCGGGGGATGAAGACATCGCCTACTATCGCTCGATCGCTTTGGGGCATATCACGTTGGCGCGCAAAGGATATTGGCGCATTCGTGTGGAAGGGCTATACAAAGCCGTACGCCTCCTCGGGCTGCGCCGCGAAAAACATATCCCGATGACCTATCTTTTGGCCGACGCGTCGTCTCGATGGGCTTTGCTGCAGGGGCTTATGGACTCCGACGGAACGTGCGACACACGAGGGAATTGCGAGTTTGCACAAAAACGAGGACGACTGGCCGAGGACGTTTATACACTTCTGCGCTCTCTTGGCATCAAAGCGAGAAAGCGCCACTATCGCGCCAAACTCTATGGCAAGGACTGCGGCGAAAAAACGCGCATTCTTTTCAATCCCGACCGAACGCAAACCATCTTTCGCAATCCTCGTAAGCAGGATCGCCTATCTAACAAGACCGCGAACGATCGCGACGACAAAAAGCGATTTTTCATCGAGCGTGTTGTTAACGTTGAGCCCCGACGTGTGAATTGTATTGAAGTCGAAGGCGGAATGTATCTCGCAGGGCGTGATCTCATCCCCACGCACAACAGCGAGATCGTATCGCGCAAGTTCCCCGCGTGGGCTTTGGGCTACAATCCGAAGCTGAAAGTCGTGGGCACGTCCTACGCGGCAAATCTCGCACAAGGTTTTTCGCGTTCGATACAGCGCACGATCGACAGCCCCGAATACAAGGAGGTGTTTCCCTGCACGTTTCTCAATTCACAAAACGTGTCTACCGACGCAAGGCGCGGCTATCTGCGCAACATCGACATCTTCGAGACCGTCGGGTTCGGGGGCTTTTATCGCGCCGTCGGCGTGGGCGGTGGTTTGACGGGTACGCCCGTCGATCTCGGCATCATCGACGACCCCGTGAAAGACGCACTCGAAGCCGCGTCGCAGACGTATCGCGACCGTGTGTGGGAGTGGTACACCGACGTTTTTCTCACCCGTCTGCACAACAACTCGAAGCAGTGTTTGATTATGACGCGCTGGCACGAAGACGACCTCGCCGGGCGTTTGCTCCGCACCGAGCCCGAGAAGTGGACGGTGATCCGCATTCCCGCCATTCGCGAAGATATGGACTTCGCCGACGACCCACGAGAAATCGGCGAAGCACTGTGGGAGGAGAAGCACAGCGTCGAGCGTCTGCGCGAAGCCGAAAAACGCGCCCCTCGTCCCTTTGCCGCGCTCTATCAGCAGCGCCCCTCGGTCGAAGGCGGCAACATCATCAAGCGCGAATGGTTTGGCACGATCTCGCAAGCCGATTTTGCGCGCATCGCGAAGAAAACCGCCCCGACGTTCTTCATCGACACGGCCTACACGGACAAGACGACGAACGACCCGACGGGCATTATCGCCACCTGCAAAGTGGGCAACGACCTCTACATCACCCACGGCCAAAAGGTGCACATGAAGTTCCCCGACCTCCTGCGCTTTATTCCCTCTTATGTGGAGACGCACGGCTACACGTCGCGAAGCACAATTCGCATCGAGCCGAAGGCAAACGGCCTTTCGGTGATCGATCAGTTGCGCGAGGTGACGGGTTTGAACGTGACGAAGACTCCGACCCCGAAAGAGAGCAAGGAAACGCGCTTAAACGCCGTCTCGCCGATTGTGGAGTGCGGCCGCGTTATTCTCGTCGAAGGCGTATGGACGGAGGGTTTCATCGAGGAGGTTTGCGGTTTTCCCTCGAAGCCGCATGACGAATATGTGGACGTGCTGTGCTACGCCATCGGGCATCACCTCGGCCACTCAAGCCGCGCAATCGACCGCGAGAGCATTGCGCGCATGGTATTCTAAAAAAACAGCATAGTTTATATTGTGAAGCCCTCTTTCGTCGGGAGACGCGAGTGGGCAAAAGGCCGCGGAAAGCCGTGCACCGGCATTCGCTCGGAAGGGGCGACGCATCCCGAAGCGGTTCGATTCCGCTCGCGGCCGCGCATTTTGATCAAAAACAAGGGACGTTTCGCTCAAAAGTTGGGGCGTTTCGTCCGAAAGACCCCAAGATTTCAAACACAGAAACTATGGATATTCGCGAAATCCTCGAATCCTCGATCACTGAAGACGAAAAAATCGCCGCTCTGAGTGAAAAGCTGCTCAACATTCCGCCATGGAGCGGCCCTCTCGGGCTGGTCAGCGCCTACGACCCGAACCTTCATCCCGTGGCCGACAAAAGGCTTTATCCCGACATCATGACGGAACACGGCGCGCAGCCCGTTACGCGCATTACACTCGACTTCCAGCGGCTCGCCGTTCGCCGTATGGCCGAATTGGTGTGCGGCATTCCCGTGAAACGTGTGTACAAGCCGACGAACGACAAGGAGAAGGAGGTGGCGACGTTCATCGAATCGGTATACGAGCGCAACCGCATCGACTCTTTGAACATCGAACGCTGCAATCTCCTCTTTTCCTGCTGCGAGGTGCTCACGCTGTGGTATGCCATCGAAGACCCCAACACAGCCTACGGGGTGAAAAGCCCGATCAAACTGCGGGCAAAGAATTTCGCTCCCTCGCTGGGCGATCGGCTCTTTCCTTACTTCGACGAATACGGCGACATGGCGGCAATGAGCGTTTCTTTCACCCGAAGGAAGGGGCGCGAGAATGTGCAGTATTTCGAGACGTTCACGGCCGACCGACACATTCGCTGGAGCAACTCGTCGGGCGAATGGTCGGTGGAGAGCGACGAGCGCATCACCCTCGGCAAGATACCGGCCATCTATATGCACCGCCCCACGCCGATATGGGAAGACACGTCAAACACGATCTACGAAATCGAGTGGGCGCTATCGCGCAACGGCAACTATCTGCGCAAGAACTCAAAACCGCTCTTCGGGGTGTTCTCCGACGAGATGATCGACTACGGGAAAGACGCGGACGGTCGTCGGGGGGCAAGCAGTGACGCGCTGGGCGTGCTGCAATTTCCGAAGGACAGCACGGCGCAATACATCACCTGGACGCAGCCGGTCGAAAATCTCAAGTTCTACATCGAGCAACTCCGCTCGCTCTTCTTCACCCAGTTGCAACTTCCCGATTGGAGCTACGAGAAGATCAGCCAACAGGCCATCTCGGGCGAGAGCCGCAAACAGATGTTCATCGACGCGCATTTGAAGGTGAAAGACGAGAGCGGCCGTTTGCTAGAGTTCTTCGACCGCGAAATGAACGTGATCAAAGCCTTTGCCCGTGTGATTCTCGGTTCGGGCTATGCGGCGGCCGTCGATGCTTTGACCGTCGAACATCTCATCACGCCCTTTGCCATCACGGACGAAGCCGACACGATCAAGAACCTCGTGGCCGCCAACGGGGGCAAGGCGATCATCTCACAGCGCGAGAGCGTGGAACTCTACGGACACAGTAAGGACGTAGACCAGACGATGAAGGAAATTGCCGACGAGAATGCCGTCGACGTGTTCCACCCCGAATCGGGATTCTAACAACGAGAAACCATGCCGAAGAAACTAACGTACGAGCAAAAGCACCTCCGCAATCTCCTGCGGTTGGAAAAGCGCATCGACAAACTCTTTCAAGAAGCCGCCGCGCGTGTGGCGCACTTGTCGGAGAGTGTCGAAGGCTTTTCGGCCGACGACGTTTTCACGTTCGACAAATACCCCTACCTGCGTAACCGCGCCAACAAGCTGGTGGCGGAACTCAACAATGCCGTGGAGACTACGATCTTCGACGGCGTACGCTTGGAGTGGGATTTGGCGAACGAGAAAAACGATGCGCTCGCACGTTCTGTTCTCGGCTCGGCGGTGGAGCATCTCGACGGTACGACGCGCCGCCGATACTTCGCCACGAATGCCGGTGCGTGCGAAGCCTTTCTCGCGCGCCGCGAACGTGGGCTCAATCTTTCGGAGCGTGTGTGGAACTTGTCGAAGCAGTTCAAGGAGGAAATGGAAATGGGGCTGGATCTCGGTTTGCGCGACGGCATTTCGGCCGTCGAGATTAGCCGCACGCTCCGCCGCTATCTTCAGAACCCGACGGCGTTGTTTCGTCGTGTGCGCGATGAGCACGGCATTCTGCACCTTTCGCAACGCGCGGCGGCCTATCACCCCGGGCGCGGTGTCTATCGTTCGGCCTACAAAAACGCGCGGCGTCTGACGTCCACGGAGGTAAACATCGCCTATCGAACGGCCGACCATCTGCGCATGCAAGATCTTGATTTCGTGGTGGGGGTGGAGATCCAGCTTTCGGAGAACCACACGTGCCTCGGCGCGGACGGCAAGCCGCATCGCTTTCACGACATTTGCGACGATCTGAAGGGGAAATATCCGAAGACGTTTAAGTTCACGGGATGGCATCCGCATTGCCGTTGTTACGCCACGCCGATATTGAAGACGGAGGAGGAGTTCGACGCGGACACGCAGCGCATTCTTCAAGGAGAAGAGCCCACGGAGGGGAGCGAGAACGCGGTGGACGATTTGCCCGACGAGTTCAAGGCGTGGGCGAAGGAGAACGAACCGCGGCTCGAAGCGGCGAAAGCTCGCGGCACGCTCCCGTATTTCGTTCGCGACAACGATGCGCTCATCGGCGGTGCGTTTGCGCCGAAGAAAAAGACGCCCCTCGAAATTGCCGAGGAGCGCCATGCGAAGCGTACGAAAGAGGAAGAGGACGCGATCCGCCAACGCTGGGCGGCGCGTGCGAAGGAACACGCGGAGGTGAAGAGCGCGGCGGCCGAAACGATCAAAACGGCGGCCGACTTCGGGGAAATCGACGCGTCGGGCTTGGCGCAGGCTGTCGAATCGGGACAGATCGCGAAGATCAAAGCGGAGACGACGAAGTTGCAAAGCGCGATCGAGGAAATGAAGAAGACCGAAGACGAACTCTCCGACCTAATCCCCGATGCGCATAAGTGGCACAAGGAGTTCTCTCTCGAAGAACTGAAAAGCACCCACGCTGCGGTGCAAAAGAAGCTCGCGACCTTTGAGGACATGTCGCTGGAAGAGCAGGCCAAGAAGTTGAAGTTCGAAGCGCAATGGGTTGCCGACAAGAAGAAATATTCGACATGGCAGGTGGCCGAAAGTGCATACAAGTCTCAACACGCCGCGGTGCTTGAAAAGATCGAATGGCAGAAGGTTGATGATCAAATCGAGGGACTTTCGTCGTTCAAAACGAAGTCCCCGATCTTCAAGCAGGCCATCGCAGACGCAAAGGCGGCACAAGAGAAGGGGGACATCGCAAAGGCGAAAGAAGCTATCGAAATAGCGGAAAAGAAGCGCGCGGAACTCGAGAAGAAGAAGGTGAAAGATGTAATCTTTACGGAGGACTGCTACACATTAGAGCGAAAAAATGCGGCTCTTTGGGAACGAGACAAAAAGAACGGCCTATATAAACGAGAGGGCGGTGATAAGTACTTTCGTCCCTTTGCAAAGGCTGACTGGAAAAGATGGACAAAAGATGAACGAGAGGTGGCCTTTTTGTACACAAGCGGCAGTAGCTATATAAACGAACCGTTGTATACCACCTACAAGTCGGTAAAACACGGAGTACATTATGAAGTAAGAAACTCGTCGAAGGACATCAACACGCTCACAAAGATGATAGAAAATTCAACTCCTTTCACAAGAGATGTTTGGTTGAATCGCGGGGCTTCTCTCGGAGAATTTATCGGCCAGTTCGGAGTCGATTTACGCGACTATATCGGCAACCCAGAAAAGTTGGTAGGTATGATCGGAGAGCAAAAGCCCTTTATGAGTACCGCTCACTCTAAATCCTGGGGATTTGTAGATAACGGAGCTGCGCCTACGCGAGAGGTTGTGTACAACATCTATTGCCCCAAAGGCACGAAAGGCATATACACGGAGCCGTATTCCGCATACGGCTATCTAAAGGGTAAAGGGTACAAATGGGACGGAGATACTGATTTCCCCATACAAAACGAATTGGAAGTCATTCTGCAACGTGGCACTATTCTAAGAGTCTCAAAGGTCGAATATAAGGGCGGCCAATGGTTTGTCGATCTTGATGTCTTAGGGCAACCTCGGAAAGACGCATTTAAACCTTGAGGTATTCATTCTTTACCCAGCCGCAGAAACTTGATAATGCCGCGGAGCCAAGCCAATGCATATATCTATTAAACAGAACAGAAAGCAGAGACTCTGAAATATGAGAAAGAAGTTCTTTGGATTCTCGTTCAATAGATGGAGACTGCGCGAAGTACAAATGCATCTCTTTAATCTCGTTCTTGAAAGCATCTTTGTTCTCCACGATTGATTCAAACCAGAACATTTCATAGTTCCACATAGAAGCTTTGACCCCCACAGGGCACTCTTTCTCCCCCTTATAATACCTGCATTGCTTGATTAGCTCTTCTTTTTCCATCATAATACGAAAAATGTTAGTACGCAAATATAGTCGTTTCTGACCGCATTTTATCATCTAACAGCGTTAAAAATGCTCCAAAATGAGGGGAACGCACCGAAAGCGTGCAAATACGTGCAATTACGTTACATTTGCGGCGTTTTGCCGAAGCCTATGCCAATCAAAAAGAAAATACTAACTTTGCCACTACACAAAAACTATAAATAGCATGCACAAAATAGCTTTGGATGCGTTGAAGACCCGATTTGAGGGGATCAGCGAATCCGTACTCGACAGAATGGCGAAGAAAATCGCCAAAACTGCCACCACCGCCGAAGAAGTAAAATCCACTGTGGAGGAGGTTACGATTCAGCAAATCATCGATGCCGAAGGCGACCGCCGCGCGACCGATGCTCAAAAGACCGCCGTGGCCAACTACGAGCGGAAACACGGATTGAAGGACGGAAAGACGATCGAGCCGTCCGACCCGAACGAGCCAACGGATACGCCCGACGTGAAAGTCCCCGAAGACATGCCGCAATGGGCGAAAGCAATCGTCGAGACGAATGCAAAACTGCAACAGCAACTCTCGGCGATGAGTTCGGAGCGCATCACGAACGACCGAAAACAACAACTCTCGGCCGTCGTCGAACAGCTTCCCGAACATCTGCAAAAGCCCTACGCCCGTATGAAACTCGACGGCCTTTCGGACGAGGAGTTCAAAACGACACTTGAAGACGTGAAGACCGAAGTCGGGGGGATCGTCGACAATCTCAAACAAAGCGGACTTGTCTTTGCCCGTCCTTTGGGTGGAGAACACAAGGACGCTCAAGAACTCACGAAAGCGCAGCTGGAATCCATCACGCATCGGGACGGCACAGCGTCGAAAGACGATCAGCCGTTCTAACAAAAACACACCCTCACAGAACACAGAAAAAACTAAATCAAAATGGGTATGACAGTAAAACGGCGCAAAGACCAGGCGGTGCCTCGAGTCTTTGTGCACAAAGTCGCCGATATTCCCGGCGGCGTATCCGTCAAGACCTCGGAACTCGGCGGCGACTATCTTTTTGAAGGCACGCCCCTCAGCGCTCCCGACGACGGCATTTGCCACGTTGTGAAGCAGGCCGTCGTAACGGCAAAGGTGGAAGCGTCGGATACGGAGGTGAAAGTGAAGAAAGGCCACCACTTCAAGGTCGACGACGTGCTGCTCCTCAACGTGGGCGGCAAGGCTTCGAAGATTACGAAGATCGACACCTCACAGCAAGCAGCCGATACATTGACGCTTTCGGCCGCTATCGGAGTAATCCCCGTGTTGTCTGTTGTCGCCGAAGCGAAAGCGGCTACGACGGCCGACGACGCGGAATTGAAATACATCCCCCTTTCCCTTTCGGGCACGGGGCGCCCCGTCGTGCAAGGTGACAACCTCGATACGGATGCGTTGTTGATCGGCACGACACGCGGTGCAACGCTTCACCCCGACGTGGAAAAACACCTCAAGGGCATTGTAAACTACTAAACCTAAAATCCGATGATTACAGATACTTTGATTCAAGGCCTCACACAGCAGATGGTGCAGGCGCGTGTCAACAGCGTCGACGTTCGTCCGTTTCAGTTCGCTACGCTCTTCCCCGTTCGTCGTGTTAACGGTTTTACGTGGAGTACGATCAGCAACCAACTCGGGCGCAAGAACGTGGCAGCCGACATTCACTCGGACAACAGTACAACCGTGCGCAAACGTCGCCCGATGTTCGAGAGTGCGAAGGGCGACATTCCGTTTATCTCGATCAGTCGTGAACTCACGCGCTCGGAGCTGAAGGAGTTCCAAGTGGCGTACGCTCTCGCCAAATCCCCCGACGCGGCGCAGCTCGTGCAGTATTGGGGCGCTGACGTAGACTTCTGCTTCAACGGCGTGCAAAGCGAGTTGGAGTACATCGCGTTGAAACTCGTATCCAACGCCGGCAAGCTCGCGTTCAACACCACGACGAACGCCACGATGGCGAACGAGTTCAACCTCGACTACGATGTGGACGAGGATCTCAAGATGAAGACCTCGACGAATTGGGGCGACGCGTCGAACGCCGACATTATCGGCGATTTGAGGGAAGCCGTAAAAGCCGCCCGCGAGAAGAATTTGCACCCACGTTACGCCCTCGTGAACATGGAGACGTTCTACAAGATCTGCTCTTCGGCACAGATCATCAAGGCCTGCGCGTCGTTCGTAGCCAATGCCGTGGGCGTGGCTCAAACTCCGTCGCTCGAGCAGGTGAACAAAATGCTCTCCTCGCAGGCGTTTCTCTACGGCTTGCAGCTCCACGTGATCGACCAAGACATCACCCGAGAGTTCTCCGACGGCACGTTCACGTCGGGCAACCCGTTCGAGAACGACCGTCTTGTGCTTTGCGAAACGCTGATCCTCGGTTCGACGCAGTACGACGTACTCGCCGAACCACAATTCCGCGGCATTCGCACGGAGCGTGCTCATACGGTAATCAAGAAGTACGGCGTGGATGACCCCTATTCGGAAGTAACGCTCGGGCAGTCCGATGCGATCCCGGTATTCGACACGGCATACCGCAACGTCTACCTCCGCACCGACAGCCAAGGCTGGTAACACAACGAAAGCCCGAAACGATGTACACCGTAGAACAAGCCCTTCGGGGCATATCTATGTACCCTCTGCCGAGTGCCACGCTTGACGGCGTGTGCATTCGACGCGGGCTTTCGCGTGATGCCGAAGCGACGACCGACGTTTTCCGAAGCGCAGCCTATCGTCTCGCCGAAGCCGACGTGCTAACGTGGCTCGCCGCCGCCCCGAACATCTCGCAAGGCGGGCAAAACTACACGTTCAGCGACGAACAGCGCAAGGCCTATCGAGCACGAGCGGCCGCCGTCTTTGAAGAACTCGGAGACCGCGCCACGCCGTCGTCTAAATACGGATATAAAGGCAACAGTCTATGATCATTCCGAACGGACATTTGGCCGTGAAACGAAAGACGGCATCGGGCATTGACCCCGAGACGGGACACCCCGTGCGGTCGTCGGGCGAATACGTCGGTGCAATCCCGTGCCAATACACCGCGGTACACTACAATGCCCTCGGGACGACGCACGGCGAACACTTCACCCCCTCGGCCTACACGGTGCTCATCGACGAACAGCCCTTTGACGGGGAGCAAGTTCGACTGACAGACCGCAACGGCCGCCGCGTCGGGGATTTCTCCGTTCAACGCATCGAGCCCCTCGAAGCCGTTTGCCAAATCCGCCTTTGGATCTAAACCAACACGAAGAAATGCCGGTAGTAGACCGAACAGACTACAACGCCGTCGAGCGTTATTTCGAATCGTTCCGACAGAAGTACGAGCAGGCGTTCATTCGCACGCTGAAATACGTAGCACTTCGCGTCGTGACGACCGCCCGACGAAAGGGAAACTATCTTGACCAAACGGGAAATCTCCGCAGTTCCGTCGGGGCGGTGATCGTGATCGACGGAAAGATTCTCTGGAGTACGAACTTCGAGCCCGCGAAATCGAAAAGCCGAAGCAGCCCGAAAGGCACATCCCAGACGACCGCAACGAAAAATGGCGGCTACGACGGCCGACGCTTTGCTTCGGAACTCGCGAAGAAATACAGTAGCGGCGTTGCGCTTATCGTCGTCGCGGGCATGGACTACGCCGTACACGTTTCCAACCGCGGACGCGACGTGCTCGACAGTGCTACTCTTGAAGCAGCGGAACTCGTCCCGACGATGCTCGCTAAACTATCATCGAACAAAAGAACCTAACCATGGCGAAGACCTCCCGACAAGTACAAGGGGACGTTTACCGCAAACTTCGCAAAAGCCCGATCGCCGAAGTGATCACCGGCGGCGTGTATCGCGAAGGACAGCGCCCGAGAGACAGTCCCCACGAAGACGCGGTGGTGATCTTCACCGCAGGAACGACGGGCGACATCCAACGGGGCGTTGTGACGATAAACATTTTCGTCCCCGATATTGACCCGTACGAGAACGGCGTGCTGACCGAAGACAGCGCCCGAACGGAGGAAATAGAACGCGCCGCACAACGATGGGTGGATTCACTCTCAACGCGCGACTCGAACTATCGATTCCGATTACAACAGACGATCGCCACCGACGAAGCGCCCGAGCTACACGAACATTTCATCGTCGTAAGGCTCGAATACGACTTCTTCGGAGACGATAACACAGACTAAACACACACATTAACCACACAAAAACACAGAACTATGGCAGTATTGACATGGGGACTCGGAAAATTCGAGACCGTAGAATCTGAAGGAGGGGAGCCCAAAGCCGCCTCTCAGTGGAATCCGATCGCCCCCCCGAAGAAGGATTCGCTCAAAGTAGAGACGAAGGAAGGGGAAACAAAAGAAGCCCTTGACGAGCAAGGGAACATCGTCGACAGCAAAACCACTTCCGCGGCCTACGAAATCACCTGGGAGACGTTCGTCAAAAAGGGGGACACCCCTCCTTTCGACGATAAGGACGGCGTAATCGCAGGAGAGCACGCTTTCCGATACACACCAGACGACCCGACGTGTAAAGGTTGGAGAGTCGACCGCGCTACGGTTTCCGCCACGATCTCGTTCTCCACAAGCGAAGGCGCTCTGTACAAGTACAAAGCAAAGGTGCTCAAACCGAAGGCGGGCAACGCCTTTAAGCTCGAGGTCATCTCCTAAACCGCAAACACGAGAAATGCACAGGCGCGCAAGGAAGGGCACTCGGGTATGTGAGGGCTACGAGTGCAGGTGGTTCGATTCCACCTCGCGCCCCAACAACTGATAAAAAACACAAATGACCAAAACGCAAGAACAAAAGGTTGCGGCCGCAGTATTGCAGACCCCGACGAAGATAAAGGTGGGCGGCACGACGTACGAAGTCGAACCACCCACTCTCGCAACATTGATCACCGTTTCCGAGATCGTGTCCGCGTTACCCGCTCCACCCGACAAGGAAGGGGCGGACGTCATCACCGCGAGTTTGGCTTATGCCGCATCGTGTAAGCCCCTCGGGTTGCTTGCTGCCACGTTGATCCTCGGCGCACGTGTAGCGAAGGAGAAAGCCGACGTTTCCCCCTTTGCACGCATCAAGCGTTGGTTCGGGATGAAGGACACAGAGGAACGCACACGCGGCGAAGTCTTCGGTGAAGAGATCCTAGAACACTGCACGGCAAAGGAGGTGCAAGCGATAGTGGCCGACACGTTGAAGCAGATGGAGATCGCAAGTTTTTTCGCGCTTACCACTTTCCTCAAAGGGGTAAATCTTCTCAGACCGACGAAAGTGGAGAGCGAAACGACAGCGTCTGGGCAATCATCGGAGGAGTAGTCAAGGGTTTTAATCTCTCGCTCGATTACGTGCTCTACGAATTGAGCTACACAAACTTAATCATGCTCGGGGCGGCTCTCCCGTCCTACGACACGGACAAGGACGACAAGAGCGACGACGATGAGGTTATCGACGCGAGCGACCCCGCGAATCAAGCACGAGTGCGAGAGCTACTCGGCATATAACAACGAACTATGGATCAAGAAACCGGAAGACTTTATTTTGACGTTCTGCTGAACGACGAATCACTACAACAAGGGCTGCAACGCTCTCGGGAATCGTTCCGCAGCTTAGGCGAATCGGCCAACGCCGAACTGCAAAGCATGGACGGCTTTATGGCAAAGGCAGCGCAAACGGCCGCGGGCTTGTTTGCCGTCGACAAGATCAAAGACTTTGTCTCGCAGCTCGCCCTCGTTCGCGGTGAATACCAGCAGCTGGAGGTGGCGTTTGAAACGATGCTCGGCAGCAAGTCGAAGGCCGACGCACTGATGGGGCAATTGATCGACACGGCCGCCAAAACACCGTTTGAGATGAGCGAGGTTGCCGAAGCGTCGAAGATGCTCCTCGCCTACGGAATGGAGGGCAGCAAAGTGAACGAGACGCTAATCCGTCTTGGTGACATCGCCGCAGGCTTGTCTATGCCGCTCAAAGACCTCGCGTTTCTCTACGGCACGACCATGGTGCAGGGACGCTTGTACACACAAGACCTCAATCAGTTCCTCGGCCGTGGTATTCCCCTCGCCGATGAACTCGCTAAGCAGTTCGGCAAGAACAAGAGCGAGGTGAAGAAGCTTGTCGAAGAGGGCAAGATCGGTTTCCCCGAAGTGCAGAAGGCTATCGAGGCGTTGACGGGCGAAGGCAGCAAATTCGGTGGCCTGATGGATAAGCAGTCGAAGACGATTAAAGGACAGCTATCTAACATCGAGGACGCGTGGGAGCAGATGATGAACGAGATCGGGCGCAGCCAGGAGGGGAATATCTCGGGCGCGCTCGACATCACGGGCAAACTCATCGAGAATTGGCGGACGGTCGGGAAGGTCGTGCTCACCGCTGCTGCGGCAATCGGATCTTATAAGGCCGCGGTTGTGACATTGGCCGCGATTCGCAAGGTTTCGGATACGGCAACTGTCTTGAACACGGGACAACACTTGCGTAGCGTCTTGACTTTGGAGCAGCAGGCCAAGCTCTCAAAGATGAAACTCTCCACCTCCTCATTGGCCTACGCGAAGGCCGTTCAAACGGAAGTACACGCAGAACTGCAGAAACAAAAAGCGCTCGTTCAGACAACAAAGATCGAGGTGCAGGCGGCTGAAAAAGAAATCGCCTTTGCTACAATGCGCGAAAAGAAAGCCGCGGAAGCCGTGGCGGCAAAGCGTTCGCAAGTAGGCGCGGCCTTGATGAGCGGCAATGCGAAGAGATTAGAAGCGGCGACAACCGCATTATCCACGGCGCAGGAGCGATTGAACACCGCCGAAAAGGCGAAGAACACCGCGATTCAGAGCCTAAGCAGCAAGCAAGCGACACTAAACACCGCGGCAAAGCGCGTAAACACGCTCGAGACCGCGGCGAACACGGCAGCACAGACCGCGAGCACCGGGGCGACGAATCTGTTGTCTATGGCGATTCACGGACTCGGGAAGGCGATTATGAGCAATCCCATCGGCTTGCTCGTCGGGGCGATCACGACCGCCGCAACGGCCATGTTCTTTTTCGCTAAGAACACAGACGAAACGACCGAAATGTCCGAGCGTTTCGGTGAGAGTGCGGCGAAGTCTATCCAACAGGTCGACATGCTCGGCACGGCGCTAATGGGGCTGGACGAAGGTACGGGCGTGTACAAGAAGACGATGGACGAACTCAACACCATACTTGAAGAGTACGGCATTGCGCAGATCAAGGAGGGCGACAACATCGACTCGATCAACGAGAAGCGCAAGCAGGCGATTGAGTTGATCAAGGAGGAGGGCGTGGAACGTCAGCGGCTGAACGCGATACAGACGGCGGGGGATGATTACCAAAAGGAACTAGAGGACAAGCAGCACGAACTTGAGAAGAAGTTCAAGAATGTGCAATATGACACGGGGCTGCGCGACAATGAAGGCGCAACAGTATGGGGGGACATTAAGGAGGTGCAAAAGTCCGCAAAGATGTTTGCTCAAATATATCATGAGATCGCGGTCGAGAACGCAGGGAAAACGGGGGAAGAGATCGAACGTCTCTTCAAGGAACGATTGCGACGAATGCGAGACGCAAAAAAAATCGCGCTCTCCGATAAGGAAATCAACTCGACTTGGTTTGACGGCATTTTCTTCAAAACGGAAACCCTTGGGAATTACGCCAACGAGGTAAAAGAGTTGTCTGACGCTTACGAAAAGAATAAGACCGTCGCCAACGCGAATGCCAAGGCCGCGAAAGAAGTGGAAGAAGCCCACATGTCCTCGGCTGAGCGCATCGAAGCAGGCCAACGTAAGATTCTCAACGCGAGCAAGACAGCCGACGATCTCTACAACAACGTATCCAAAATCGTCAAAGACTTTGCCGACAACACGCTCAACTTTCATATCAACTTCGACGGAGAGCCTCCCGCGTGGATGCTCAAAATGGACTTCGAAGAAACACGCAGGCTGGCGGCATACTTCTCTTCGACGGCTGAGGATATGAGGAAAAACGGAAAAAAGGTTGCTGTTTTCTCAAACGGCAAAACGATGTCCGTAGGAGAGATGGAACAAAACTCTCTTAACTACGCAAAAGCACATCAAATTCAAGCCGCCCGTCAAGAAGCCGCCCGAAAGAAGGCCGAGGAAGACCGCAAACAAGCGGCCAAAGGTGCAAAGGCAGAAGCCAAGCGACGAGCGAAAGCAGCAGCCGACGCCCGAAAGAAAGCCGAAGAGGAGCGCAAGCGCATCGCACTCGAAAAGCACGACCTCGAGAAGGACATCGAGAAGTACAAGGACTCGATCATCGAGAAGGAATACGAAAGCAGTCTCGAAATCCGCCAAAACAAAATCAACCTCCTCGAAGACGGATACGAGAAAGAGCGCCAACAGATAGAACTCAACTACGAACGTCTGCTCTACGAGAACAAGAAGCGCTCGGACGCTATGGTCGAAGCCATCAAGGAGAACAAAATGCGCGAATGGAAAATCGCGAACCCGAAGGCGACGAAAGAGCAAGAGAACGCGCATCGCGACAAGCTCAAAGTGACGAAGGAAGACTTCGACCCGTCACAAAGAGCGATGCTAGCGCAATACGAGAGCGTAGCCGAAGAAACACGCGTCAAAGTATCGGGCGATCTCTACAAGCGCGCCATCGCCGAGTTTCAGGACTACGACACACGACGCACCGAAATCGCGAAAGAGGGCGAACAGAAGCGCGCCTCAATCGAAGCCTATTTCTCACAATACGCCCGAGAACTGCAAGAAGTGATCGCCAAGGCGGGCAAGGACAAGAACGACGCCCTCGCGAAATTCGACTCCGAAGCACACACCGCGGCCGAGAAGCGCGAAAAGGAAGCGAGTCAAAAGCTCGCCGACATCGCCGGCACGAAGGAACGCGCCCTCGAAGAGTCGAAACGCAAGCAGGAGAAGGACATTAAGGCCGTGAACGACGAGGAAATCGAGAGCACGAAGAAGACTTCCGCACTCTTCGTGAACCTCTTCGGCGACGCAGCGGAGAAGAGCCGCAAGGAACTGCACAAAGTGATCACCGAAACCGAATCACTCCTGGCCTATCTCCGCGAGACGCCCGACGAGAAGATTGTCCCGAGCTTCGGCTTTTCGGCGCAAGAACTCCGCAACCTTAAACAAGCCCCCGAGAAGGTAAAGGAGATCACCGATCAACTCAAGCGATTGAAGGATGCGGTGAAGACCGAAAACCCGTTTGCCGCACTGAGCGAAGCCATCAACGACGTGTTCCGAAAGGCCGAACAGGGGGAAAGTATCCCCGCCCTCGAGGTGCGTCTGAAGAAGTTGGCGTCGGCAGCATCCGCAACTGCCGACGTGATCGCCCCCATTTCGGCGAAGCTCTCCGCAATGTTCGAAGCCGCGGGGAGTCAAAATCTGAGCGAGCAGGCCGACGCGCTGACCGAAACCATGACCACCGTGTCGAACATCGGGAAGGGCTTTGCGCAGGGCGGCATTGTCGGCGGCATCGCAGCTGCGGCGGGCGAGGCCATCGGCTATGTCACGAAAGCCTTCCAGGCGGCCGCTGCACACAAGAAGGCGTTGCTCGAAATTCAGAAGCAAATCAACGATCAGCAACTGCAATACAACGAACTCCTGCGGCAGGAATGCCTCGAAGCCCGCGACCTCGAAACGATCTTCGGGACGGACAAATACGCGAAGGCACGCCGTGCACTCCTCGTCGCAAAGGATTGGGACGGGGACATCAAGAAGCGCATCAAGGGCGACCTCAAAACGCTTGCCGACTATCGTTTCTCTCTCGAAAAGAAAGAGCAATGGGCGGGCGGCCGCATCCTCTTCGACCCGAAGACCGAGGGCGACAACTACGGTCTGGGTATGATCAGCGTGAAGACGGGGCACGCCAAATCGGGGTTCTTCGGTTTGGGAAAGGGGCGCGACTTGTACAGCGGATTGACGCAGCTCGCCGAATACAAAGACCTCGTCAAAGCCAACGGACATCTCAATCTCGAACTCGCCAAGAGCATTGCGGCGACACGAGAGTTCGAAGGCGACGGCAAAAAGGCGTTCGAATCGCTGATCAAGGCGGAGGAGAACTACGAAGCCGCGCTCAAACAGATGGACGACTACCTCGGCGGAATCTTCGGCAACTACGCCACGGACATTATGGACGCCGTTGTCGACGCGTTCGAACGCGGTACAGACGCGGCCGAAGCTTTCGGCGACGTGACGAAGAAAGTCATGCGCAACGTGGTAAAAGACATGATGCAAGCGGCCATTCTCCAACCCGTCATTCAGAAGCAATCCGAGTTGGTAAAAAAAGCCTATGCAACGGGCGACGACAACGCGATTCTCCAGGCCGTAATTCAAGCAACAGAAGAGGTCAAAGTGGAACAGGAGCGCATGAAGGGCTTTATCGCAAAGGCCAATGAGGAGCTGAAGAAGAAAGGCTACGACCTCACCGCCGACAGCGCCGCAACTCGCGAAGCCTCGCAGAAGGGTATCGCCACCGCGTCGCAAGACTCCGTCGATGAACTCAACGGACGAATGACAGCCGTGCAAGGACACACCTTCAACATCGCCGAGAACACACGGCTGCTCCTCGCCACGACCAACGAAATCTTGAAGGGCGTGGTCGGCATCGAACGCAACACGGGCAACGTCCACACGCGCCTTTCCGCCGTCGAGCAGCACTTGAAGTCCGTCAAAGACACCGTCGGCGACATCGCACTCAAAGGAATTAAGATCAAACAATGAACACGTTAGACTATTCAGAACGACTTTACATCGGCGAGTTTGACGTTGGGGGCGAGACCTACGCCTGCACGGCTTTCGGGGGCTTTAATGAACTGATCGCCTTTCCGCCTTTGAAGACCCCGCCCGCGAACGATTGGTATGAAGAGCGCGGATTCGACCCCGACCTTTCCGCCCCCGTGCTCGACACACGCGAGGTGACGCTGCGACTCTCCGCCACCCACCCGGAGGACTACAGATACGCGCTTCAAACGCTCGCCGGAACGCCCGTTGTCGACGTGCGCGCCCCGAGCATCGGCCGTTCGTGGTCGTTGCGCTTCGTCGCCCCCACCGACAGCGCCCACTCGACGACATTCGGTATGAAATTCGCCGACGACACCCCGATGAAGGGCTACACCTATCAGCCCCCGAAGGCCGAGAAGGAGCGCGAGTGGATATTGAGCACCTCGCGGCGCGATGATTTCGTGATCACCGAAAGCCCGAAACGCGCCTTTGCCGACTACGGGGCACGCGTGCTCGGCGACGTGGACGACGAAATGGAACGGCGCAACGAGGTGAAGACGGGATTACTCCGCAAGTTTTCGACAAAACCGGGGGCGTTTTACGACGAAGAGGCCTTGTTTAATGAGAAAGGCGGCGACCGTCAAGTGCAACTCCTGATGCGCGCTGACACCCTCGCCGAACTTTGGCGAAACTACGACGCGCTGCTCTTCGACCTCATCCGCCCCGGTGCGCGACGATACAAGAAGGCGCCGTTTTATTACAGCTCGTGCCGCGTCGACCACTTCATTCCCGACGAGCCGCGGCCGTGGCTGCAATTCACCCTCACCCTTACTTTCTTCGAAGGTAGTTCCTATTCTTCATACGAAATATGATCATCTATTCCCCCACGGGCGAAACACTCCTCGACGTGATGCCCGACGACAACTCCTATCGCCACCGCGCGATTATGGGCGACAACTCTCTCACGCTCTATTTTTCCCTTCCTCAGCACGTGGAAATCCCCGTCGGTGCCTATTGCGAGCACGACGGCGAGCGCTACACGCTGATGCACCCCGAGTCGCTCAAAATGCACCACACGCGGCATTTCGAATACACCGTCGAACTCGTGGCCGAGCAGGGGAAAATGTCGATCTGGAAGTTCCGCAACACCGTCGACGGGCGGTTGCGCTTCTCACTCACGGCCAAGCCCCACGAACACCTGCAAATGCTTGTCGACAACCTCAATCGCCGCGATTCGGGCTGGACACTCGGCGCCTGCATCGACAGCCCCGAGCGCGTAGTCAACTACGATCACGCCTTTTGTCGCGATGCCCTGGCGATGATCGCCAAGGAGTTCGGCACAGAATACGAGATTGTGGGGAAACGCATCTCGCTCGGTGCCGTGGAACACGACCGCGCCAACGCCCTCCCGCTATCCTACGGCAAGGGCAACGGCTTTGTCTCGGGAGTGGCACGCACGAACAGCGAAGACAGCGTGCCGACGGAGATTCTCTACGTGCAAGGGGGCGAACGCAACATCGACCGCTCGAAGTACGGCACGAGCACGCTGCATTTGCCCGTCGATGCCGCCATATCTTACGACGGCGCGCACTTCGAAGGGGAGACGGGTTACGACGCCACCCACGCCCGCCGCTACCGCACGGACGAAAAGGGCTTCTCCGTGCAACGTGCCGACCGCCCCCTTTCGTCGATGGCCGAAGACAGCGTCGATTTGACGGACATCTATCCGAGCCGCGTCGGAACGGTGGCCGAGGTGATCACGGCGAACGAGAAAAACCACTTCTACGACTTCACCGACCCGACGATTCCCGAGACGCTCGACTTCGAGCAGTGCCTGATCGCGGGCGAAAAGATGACCGTGATCTTTCAAAGTGGCATGCTTTCGGGGCGCGAGTTTGAAGTTAAATACGCCCACACGGCATCGGGCAAGAAACCGCGGCGCTTTGAAATCGTGCCGCAGGAGATCGACGGCATGACAATGCCCGGGGGCGTGTTCGTTCCCCGCGTGGGCGACAAGTACGCCGTCTTTCATTGCATGCTTCCCCAGGCCTACATCAACGACGCGGCCACGCGTTCGGGGGCGGAATGGGACTTGCTGCGCAAGGGCGTGCAACATCTCTACACCCACGAGATGGCGAAGTTCGCATTTACCGGCACACTCGACGGCATTTGGGCGAAGCGCAACTGGGAAAGCGTCGGCGAGCGCTTGCGGATTGGGGCTTTTGTGCTCTTCTCCGACAAGCAGTTTCAGCCCGAGGGCGTGGCCGTGCGCATAGTCGGCATCAAGGACTACATCAACACGCCGCACTCACCCGAAATCGAACTCTCGAACGCCCCCGTGGCGGTTTCTTTCAGCACGACTATAAAGGCACTGGAAAGTACCGCCGTAGCCGTTGAAGAGAAACACCGCGAGGCGTTGCAATACAGCGACCGCCGATTCCGCGACGCGAAGAAATTGGTGGAGCGCGCCCGCGTGGCCGAAGAAGCCGAAACGCTGCGCACGCCGAACTATTCCGACGGACTGACCACCGGCGCGGGAGCGCGCATCGACGCGCTGGGAAACGCGGAATTTCAGAGCATGGCGGTGCGCGGTTTCTTTCGCGCGGCCGAATATCAGATAAACCGCATCGCATTGAGCGAAGGCGACGTTTTCCACACCGAGAACGGATTGGTAAAAAGCGCGGAACGACAAGCCGACGGCCGTTGGAAGGTGGTGCTGCAAGAGCGCTTTCAAGGCGACGTGACGGGCTTTCGGGCGGGCGACGTCCTGCGCGGGGCTTACAACAGCGTAGGGACATCGGGCGGCGCGGCCGAAATTCGTACCTCTTGGCTGCGGGTTGAGGCGGTGGACGCGAAGGCGGGAACGCTCACCGCGAGCCTTTATGCCGACAACCAAACGCCCGAAGGTCGCAACGCCCCGCCCGTTCCACTGATGCGCTTGGCACGCTGGGGCAACACGACCGACCCGGAGCGCCAGAGCCACATCATGGAGAGTGCCACCGACGGCCGCATCGTGCGCCGTGTGAAGGTTTCCGCCCCGATTGTCGACGGCACGCAGTCCGACGGCTTCGTGGTGGGTAAGTTGCCCGCGTGGTTGCGCGAACATTTCGGCGCAGCGGTGGCCGACGCATCGGACTACGTGTTCGCCCGTGGCATTATCACGCAAAACATTCTCCGCTATACGCCCGCGGGGCGTCCTCTTGCAGAGCGTGTCGACCGCGGTTTGTGGTCGGCTTCGGCGCGCTACTTCTACGAGCAGCAGAACCCCGAAACGGGGGCTTTCGAGATTTCGCGCGTTTGGCACGACGGCGCGCTCTACGAATTGTCGCGCGGCGGCAACGGTAACACCGCCCCTGCGGCGCAGTCGACGCATTGGACGCTCATTCAAGCGAAACCGAAGGACGGCGATAAGGGCGACGCGGGGGAAAGCTATCACCCAAACTTGTTGGAGAATAGCGCTTTTACAAAAGGGTTCGATTATTGGAACCCAGAGGGGCGTTGGGGGGTTATTGATAACACGGAAATAAGCCCCGTGCAAGGGACACGTGTGGTGCGCATTGATAATGATATGCTTGGTGCTCTTTCCTTCGCCTCTTTTTTTCAAAGTGTAACCGGGAGATTGAGACCGAACACGACCTATACTCTCAGCGTCTGGGTAAAGACAAGTCTGGGACTAAAGGCTGCGACAATCCTTTTTGCTTTTAAGCCCTTTAAATTCTTAGACATTTCTTATCAACACGGAGGAGAGTGGACGCGCTGCGCGTTTACATTCACGACGTTTCCAGAAAAAAACGACGACCAGAGCATTCGTCTTCGACTTAATAAGCAAGAGGGGGAAGCATCTGTGTGGTTCGCCGCTCCTAAACTCGAAATCGGCGACACACCCACCGAGTGGACACCGTCGGAGAACGACCGTAAGGGCGACCCCGGCAAGAGTAGCTACACGCACGTGGCGTATTCCAACAGCCCAGACGGCAATCCGTGCACGCTCGATCCAAAGGGCGAAAAGTTCGCCTACCTCGGAACCTACACAGACGAGAACGAGGATGCATCGACAGACCCCGCCCGCTACGTTTGGGCAAAGGTGCAGGGCGAAAAGGGCGACAACGGACGCGGTGTGAGCCGCATGCGCGCTTTCTATATGCTGACCACCGGAAGGGACGCACCGCAGCCCGATACGTCCGAATGGCCGGAAACCGTCCCGCAGCCCACGAAGGAGCGCCCGTGGCTTTGGAGCTACGAACGCTCGGAGTACAGCGATGGCACTGCTGACCAAACCGCGGTGCGACTGATTGGACATTACGGAAAGGACGGCACGAACGGCACGAGCATTCGGGCGCAGTACAGCGCCGACGCGCAAACGTGGCACGACGATTTCGCCGCGGGCGATGTGTGGATGCGTACGGGCAACGGCACGACGTGGGGCGGTGCGCTGCGTGTGGTGGGCGAATCGGGGACGGACGGCAAAAGCCCCGTTTATGATTTCGCCGCGTCGACAAAACTCGCCACCGCATCGAGTACGACCGCCCCGACTATTCGCGGAACGTGGCAAGACGCGCCACCCGCGCTCCGCGAGGGCGAGGTGCTTTGGTATCGGCTCACCGCGGCGAACGGCAAAATCACCTACGGCCGTTTGAGCGGAGAGAAGGGCAGAAATAGTTACACCCACATAGCCTACGCGAATAGCGCGGACGGGGCGGAAGACTTCACAAAGGAAGAAGACCTCGGGCGCGGCGGTGAAATTGAGTTCTCATACTTCGGCATTTACGCAGACTTCGACGAGGACGCGAGCCAAGATTACCACGACTACGTGTGGACGCGGCTGCGTGGTGTAGACGGCAAAGACGGACTCACGCCGAATGCGAACTTGCTCGACGATACGGACTTCAAAAACTTGGGGCGCAAAGAGAGTGCTTGGGGCGTTGGTACGGTTGGAGAAGAACCGATAGGCGGCCGCGCCAATGCTGATTTGTTTCCGCCGTCCGTGTCCGGCTGTTATCCTGCGCTTTGTGCCATCAATCCCGGCACGAAACAGGGCGAATTTGCGCAACTGTGGCAAAACATCGGCCGCCTAATCCCCGGTCGCACCTATACTTTCTCCGTCTATGTGCGCGGTGCGTCTGATGCGTGGCTGATTGTCTACCCAACCCCCTCCGAACACTTTCATCCCAACACGGTGAAGCCCGACGAGTGGACGCGCGTCTCGCTCACGTTCACCGCACCCAAGACGAAGGCCACCGAAGACACGCTCATTATTTTGCGCGCGTGGCATCGTGAAGAGCAGCCGCACAAAGGCTTTGCCAAAAATGTGGTGTGGTGTGCGCCGAAACTCGAAGAGGGCGGAATCCCTACGCCGTGGACTCCCTCACGCAACGACCTACGAGGCAACGACGGCACACACGGCACGCGTGGGGCTGTTGTTCGCCCCTTGGGCGATTACGACAAATTGCCCACGTCCACGGTATTCGAAAGCGGACACACCGGCGAGCAATACGTGGATGTGGTACTGGTTCGACAAGGCGCGCAAGTGCAGTTCTACCAATGCAAGCAGCCGCACACGAAGTCGGCAGATAAAGCCCCCGCTGCAGACTCGGAGTGGTGGGAGCTCGGAATGTACCAAGGCTTCATCGCCACCGACTTGTTTTTGGCCGAACTCTCCCTTATCAAGAATCTACAAGTCGAGAACGTCGTCGGCCGTGACGCGAATGGTAATACAACCTTTGAGCTCGACGCTTCGACCGGCACGGCTTACTTCGGGGGCACGGCAACGTTTGCGGGCTTCACGCGTCGGCGCCCCGTGGTGATAACCCCCGAGAATTGGAAAGAATACGGGGGGAAAATCGGAGAAGACGGGGAGATTATATACCTAAATCCGTTTGCCGTCGGCACTTACGTCATCTTCCGCGGCGATTTTGGCGCGCTGAGGCCAACCATCAACACCGGCGGTGGTCCTCTTAACGACGGGAAGGAAGGCACAACGCCCGACAATAGTCAAGCCATGCGTTACTACGGCGCACAGTTTATGGTCTTCAACGATTTGGAGCCCTTCCCGAACACACTTTTAACCGTGGGAGGGTTGACCATCGGAAGCAAACAAACCGCTATATTCACCATGTTAGGCCACAGCAGAGAGAACCCCACACTTTGGTGGAAAGGTGAAATCGTGGGGAGTTGGTGAAAACCCGAACGCCCGCGACTCGCACTCCACCTGATTTATATAACCACACACAAAAACCAAACTTCAATGCAAGAGACACTCATTCATTTCGCCGAACAGCATTTGTATCTTCACATTGTGCTCATCATTTTCTGCACCGCGGCAATCCTGATCGCAATGGCGCTCGACCTCTTCTTCGGCATTCGCAAAGCCCACGAACGCGGACAACCCACGACGTCGCGGGGGCTGAAGATGACAAGCCGCAAAGCCGTGAAATACCTCGTCCCGTTCCTCGTGCTTTCGCTTATCGACATCATCGGCTCCCCGCTCTGCGCTGCGCCTTACTTCTCAATGGGGTGGGCGGCTTGGTGCGTGTTGTGCGAGTTTTGGAGCATTCGGGAGAAAGCTTGGGAGAAGGCCGAAATCGAAAAGCTCCACGACATCGTGCAAGCCACTATTTCAGAGCACGACCTTTCGAAGATGGCGCAGAAGTTTGCCGCCGCCGTCTTCGATGAGGCCAAGAACCGCGACATCGTCCCCGCGGAGAAGGTACCGGCGGACGAAGATCATGCACCCGAAAACGCAGAACAATGACCATGAGCGACGTATCACATCCCCAAAAGACCCAAAACGTGGACACGAGAGAACAAAAAACAACAGATCGGGAGCCGTCGGTTGTCAAATCCGCGAGCACGGCCGTCGACCACCCCGCACACTATAACCACGGCGGCGCGGAATGTATCGACGTAGCCCGCAAGATGCCCTTTTGCCTGGGCAACGCGCTGAAATACGTTTGGCGCTGCGGACACAAGCACGACGGAACACTTGAAGGAGCGCGCCGCAAAGCCGCCGAAGATGCGGAGAAGGCCATCTGGTATCTCCGCGAGTACATCAAAGACGTGCAAAGCGGCGACATGGACGCATTCCTCGAAGTATAAACCAACCAAAACAACAGACAAATGCAAATCCTTATTCAACGTCACGCCCTGAAGGCAGGTTACACCATCGGGCGCATGGAAATCAACGGAAAATACTTTTGCGACACGCTCGAAGACACCGACCGCGGTTTGTCAGAAGAGATGTCAGAAGACGAAATCGCCGCCCTCAAGGTGAAAGGCGCGACCGCCATTCCCACCGGCACGTATCGCATCGACATGCAGACGCGCTCCCCGCGCTTCGACCGTGTTCTCCCTCGTCTTCTCCGCGTGAAAGGCTACGACGGTGTGCTGATTCATAGCGGTAACACGGCCGCCGACACCGAGGGCTGCATCCTCGTAGGCGAAAACCGCGAACGCGGCAAAGTGCTCAACAGCCGTCTCAAGCTCGGACGCCTGCTTGTCCTCCTCCGCGAAGCACAAGCCGCGGGCGAAGAAATCGAACTTGTCATCACACGTTCCGCGACCAACTGACGAGCTTTCCTCGGTAGTTCGCTCCCACGCGCCGATTCTTTCCGTTTCGTGGGGAGAAGTCCGCCGACCTTTCCGAGGGAGTCCTCGAAATGGTCGCCCCGATTCTTCACAAAATCGGATAAGCAGAAAGAAATCCTCTTATTTTCCCGGAGAACGTGGCGCCCCGATTCTTTCCAAAAATCGGGAAATTGGAAAGAATCGGACGCCAAAACGGGGAAAATTCCCGCAAATCGCGCCGAAAGCGCTCCAATCCTTTCCAACCGTTTCCAAATTGGAAAGAATTGCTCGCGGTGCGTACATTGTTCACCTCTTCAAATTCCACCTTTCCGATGAATTGCAATCACCGAAAACCACCTCCCGACCCCTGGGCGCTGTACGTCCTGGCGGCCGTCGGCGCGCTGTGCTTTGCCGTCGTGCTGAGTATGCTCACGGGCTGCACGACGACGCGCACCGTTGAACGCGTAACCGTGCACCGCGACACGCTCCACGTTGTGCACCGCGACACACTCCGCGAGCTGCGCACCGTGCGCGATAGCGTTTTTCTCCACGACAGCGTCTATTTTGAGGGCGCTACGCTCGTGAAAGAGCGCACCCGCGACCGTTGGCATGTTCGCCGCGACACGGTCTGGCGTTCGCGCGTGGACACGGTTCGCGCTGCTTCGCACCACTCCGACACGCGCAACGAGAAGAAGACGTCGCACAGCGGTTTCCTCTGGCCGCCGTTGTCGCTTATTGTCTTCCTTGCCGTGTTCGCCCTGATCGGCTATGCGCTGAAACGGCGAACATAGACGGAAACGCCCCGCTGCTCAATACACGAGCAGCGGGGCTTACCTTTTTCGTGAGCGCGCGAAAATGGTACTCGAATACGTCCAAAACGCGTCCAAGATGTGCCGAAAAAAGACCCTCGTAGCGGGTCTTTTGAGCGTTTTTTGAATGCTTGTTATTGAAGATTAGCTCGTTACGAATACGTTCAAGACGCGTCCAAAATTATCTCTTATCGAATAGCGCCATCGCCTCCGCCTTTGCCGAGTTGGCGATGTCAATGTATGGTTTCATTGCGCTGTAGTCGCTGTGTCCCGTCCACTTCATTACGATGTTCGCGGGAATCCCCATCATCAGTGCATTACAAATGAAGGTTCGCCGCCCCGCGTGTGTCCCGACAAAGGCGAATTTCGGCCGCGTGTCCTCGATGCGCTCTCCTCCCTTGTAGTATGTCTTTGTTATCGGCGTGTTGATTTCGCAAAGTTCGCATAAAACGTGGATCAGTTCGTTACCTTTTGAGTTAGTTATCCTTGGAAAGACGTACTCGTTGTCCATTCCTCTATATCGGTCGATGATTTCGAGAGAGTATTTGTTCAGTTCTATAGTGATCGTTGATGAGGTTTTTATTGTGGTAATTGTAATGGTGTTTTCTGACACGCTCGACCACTTTAGATTTTGCATATCAGAGAAGCGCAAAGATGTAAAGCAGCAGAAGCAAAAGAAATCCCGAACGAACTGCAAAAACGTTGTATTCCCGATTTTCTTTTCATACGTTCGGCCGTTGTATTCTTTCAACAGAACTCTCGTACCTTTAGGAGGAAACTCGTAGTGGTAAATCTTTATCAACTCTTCCCATTCGAGGAACACAATCGGATTCTGTGGTGTCTTCGTCTTTAATGAGAACTTTTGGTAATCCAAATTTGTGTTGTATCCTTTCTTCGTAGCCCAACGGAGAACCCAAAAGAGAATCCCCACAATAAGCTTTACAGTCGAATCGCGCAGATTCTTGTCTTCTCGCAGAAAGAGCACAAAATCATTTAATCGCTTTTCGGTCAGCCGCCCGAACGTCAAATTGTGATCAAACTCATCAATATAGTTGACCATTTTGCGAAACGATTTACACGTGCCTATGCTCCATTGATTTTGCTTTGGTACTTCAGAGTAGTAAAGTTCGAAATAATCGAAGATGAGCGCTTGCTTTCCTCCCGTCGCCTTTTTCCTCGCGAAGTGCTCTGCAAGCTCTTTCTTAATTTCGGCGCTTGTGGGCTTTATCTTGTCCAACATACATTGATGCTCGTATGCGCTGAAGTGCTCCGATAGTTTAGCCAGCGCAGCATTGATTGTTGAGTACGTTACACCCGCTCCGGCCGTCGAACCTCTTTTTACTTGCTGTTTGTTTTGATCCCATTTCGTCGGTGCGACCTTATAACCCGTTGAAGAGATAAACCGCGCTCCAAAAATAGAGATGCTCACCCGTATAGGGCAATCCCCATGTTTGTCTGCTCGCTTGTCAAGATAGAAGTTTACTGCCATATTGTTTTTCAAGTGTGTGCGCAAAGTTACGCACGGTTTTTGGTTGAACGCATTTGCGCAAAGTTAAATCTAATTGAACACAACCCATAGAAAAAAGGCGGAATTGGCGGGATTCTATAATGCGTTATTACTGATTTCAATGTTTGGTGGCTCTGCGCGAAAACAAATTGAGTATTGGTCTTCAGAAAGTTACGCGATAGTTGTGCGGTTTTACGCACACTTTCTTGTTCTTCGGTGTTCTTTTCGATGTATTATGTAGGATGAGAATGCTTTGCCGGCAGGAGATGTCTAGGTGTCGACTGTTTTGCTCGCCTTATTTATGAGGTGAGCAAATGGGCGGCGAAGATGCAAGCTTAAATGTAAGGGGCGGGGCAATGATGCTCCGCCCCTTTCTTATAGTTGTGCTTTAATTCCGCGTGATGCCATGTATCGATCTCGGAGGGGAATGGCTAAGACTTCGCAGACTATGGCGATGGACAAACTAATTTTGCCGTTTTCGCCGTCGATGTCTGCGCGGTTGAAGATGTAGTCCTTCAAACGATCGAAGACGGGCAAGCTCGAAAGGCTGCGGCAGGCCGAGAAGGCGTACATTTCCACATCGAGGGCGACGCGTGGTTTCATGTCGTCGATGTATTGGAAAAGGCGTATTTCGTTCTCGTTGAGGAAGGTGTCCCCGTCGATCTCTTTGTAGATCATTTCGCCGATGGGCGATAGTTTGCGAGGACTTGCTTTCATTGTTACGTCGTTGAACATGATTTCGGGGAATGCTTTTTCGAGGATTGCGACGAGGCGGTTGAATTTTTCTCGGAGTTGTAGCGTTTGCTGTCCTCTTTCTTCTCCCTTTTCGGCGAGACGTGCCAATTCGGTGCGGAGGGTGGCATCTGCTCTTTCTGCGGCTTTCTCTACGCGCTGGATTTCGTTTTTAATGTCGGTAAGTTTGGCATCGACGCGCTGCTCGAGTTTGTCTAATTTCTGATCAAACTTTTCTTCTTGTTTCTCGAATCGTTTGTCGACTGCTTCGAACTTTTTATCCATTCGCGCCACAAACCACGAGAGTCCTCCGAACAAAGACGCCAGCGTGGCGACGAACGTACCGATGACCGTTGCGATTGTAGCGATGTTTTCTATTGACATTGTTTCGGTGTTAAGGAGGTGTTTACTCTATTCATCGAGCACAGAACGGAGGAACGCTTCAAAGGAGGAGGTGTCTACACGTCCTGCGCTGATTCCGTTTCTTGCGTCTTCGCACGCTTTGGCGGTGACTTCGTTGTAAGGGCGGAATTTGCCCTTGTTACAGCTTTTGTTCCGCATGGGAGTGCTTATATTTCGAGTTTCTCTTCTACTCGTTTGATGTCTGCTTTGAGCTCATCTCGTACATCCTTGATGTCCGTTTTGAGTTCGTCTCGTACGTCTTTTATTTGGTGACTGAGCCATGTAAATCCCGCGCCCATTGCGGCGAGTATCGTAACGGCCAGTGCTACCAATTCGTAGTTCATATCGTCGG